AGTCCTACTAATCCAGATACAGTATATCTTGCAAGTGAGGTTCCAAATGATGGAAATATGGACATAGATCTATCCACTCTTGCCGGAAGAACTTTATATACTGACTCAGCAATGACAACAGTATTCTTAGGTAATGCTTATACCAGTCAAGTCGGTACACCTGTAGTAAAAAGTATAGCTTGGAAAAATCTTGATACAGCAGTAGGTACAGATGGATTTATTTCCGCTGCCAATAGTGGAGCCAGCGCAGGAAACATACTTACTATACTAACATCTTCAACCTCTTGTCCATAATGAGTATAGAAAAAGGAATACAGAAATTTGCTGATAAGTGGGTAAAGAATATGCAGGAAAAAGTTCCTGTAAGGACTGGTACTTTAAAAAGAAGTCTCAAGTCTATAGACAGACCTCAACCCTTAATTGAAATGGTATACTACGGACAGTATGTAGATGGGGGTACAAAATATATGTCTGCACAACCGTTCATTGATCCTACCTTCGATGAGACATTTAAGGAGATGGCGGATGTATTACCAGAAGAAATATTTAAGCAGATAGAATTAGCATTTGATAAAACTTTCCAATAATGGCAATAGTAATAAATCAGGAACCAAATAGTATAGCTGCAGTATATGGATATTTACCACATGCTGTGTCTTCCAATAGGATAGGCAACCCACAGTTTCAATATGTAATGGATATAAAGTCAGGTTCGAGTGTAGTAGCTAGAATACGTCAATATCCTAACCCTGCCGGTGATGCAATATTTGATCCTTCACAAATTATATCTGACTTATTAGAATACCCTACTCATAACTTTGATGGTGGTAGTCAGGTTCAGGTACCAATACAAACACAAAATATAACTATAGCCTTTGGAGAAGAGTACGGAAGTAGTATATCAAGCTCAGTAGGATTATATGATGGTAGAGATGTATTAGGTCCACCATCAGTCTCTGGAAGTAATACTCCTTTAGTATGTTTACCGGTACAGGTAGACTATCAAGGAATAAACTCTTCAGGATGGAACTTTAATGCAACAGGTAGCGGGGCGAGTTATGGAATGAAGGCGTGGTATACAAACTATCCTTCTGCTTCTTTAGATCCTGCTTCAGTTACAGTAGATACTAAAAGAAAATTAGATTTTAATGATACAGGTTTTTTGCAAACTCCTACTTCAGGATCAAGCACAGTATCAATATCATATGCTATATTTAATGATTCAAATGTACAGCAAGGTAGTACTATAATAAAATCAATATCACCATCAGATACCTGTATGGTAAGTAACCCTATTGGTCCTGACCAAGTAGGATTCTCACAAGCAAATTGGAATAATTCAACTTATTTAAAAGTAATAGGACCGACAAATACAGTATACTTTTATAAAGATAATGATACCTGTCATTATGATAGATTTCAAATACAGTTTATAAATCGATTAGGGGCATTAGAGTGGTATGGTATAAGTCTACCTACTCAACAAAATAGTAGAGTAAAGAGAGAGGAATATACTAAACCTTTCCTACCTTGGTCAGATAGTACGGCGGTATATAACCAACTACAAAGAGGTAGAACTACATACAATGTTAGTAAGACAGATGACATATCTATCACTACACCTTTACTTGATCAAGCTGAAGCTCAATGGTTAGAACAGATTTATGATTCACCAGCTGTGTGGATTAACCCCGGACCGACAAAAGATTATTGGAAGCCGGTGGTGGTAAGTACTAATAGGTTTGTAAGAAATGTAAATAAGAGAGGTCAAAAATTATTTCAATATACATTCCAATTCGAATACAGTAACCAAAATTCAGGTAGATAATGGGAGATACTATTATTAGGGTAATATATGAGGATACTACTTATGATTTAGAAATCGACGGTAGTATTCCTTTACGTCTTAATATGTCAGCTGTAGAGGTTGGTAGTGTGGGAGAGATATTTGGTGTAGGTAGTCAGACTTTTACTCTACCGGGTAATAAAGCAAACAATAGATTTTTTAATCACGCATATGATATAGGTGTAAGTGATGTACCGGGTTTATATAATTCTCTTGTTGGGTATATAATACTTAAAGGTGAAACAATTTTAAGAGGACAGTTTTACTTATTAGAAGTTATAAGAGATGAAGAGGGTTACGTTTCTTACAATTGTCAGATAACAGATGATGTAGTTCAGCTAAAAGATAATCTTGCTAATCAATTTATTTCAACAGCAGATTGGACTGCGTATAATCATACTTTTACTTCAGCAAGTATTATAGACTCTTGGTCAGGTAATTTGCTCAGTGGCTCAGTGTTTTATCCTATCGCAGAGTACGGGGATGAAGATGAGGATACTGCTCTAGTAAAAATAGGATTTAGTGGCGGAGGTACAGGAAAGTATTTCGATAAGTCTACTACACCTCTTTCACCGCAGCAGTTGATTCCGTCAATACGAGTAAGGGATGTTCTTAGTACAGTTATAAACCAGGCAGGATTCAGAGCTACAGGAAGCTTTTTTGAATCAGAACGATTTAGAGATCTATACTTACTACCTAAAGCTCAAGAAGGGGTAGGGTTTGTACCGGATACATCAACCTCAGGTTCAACTGCAATAGCAAAGGTAAGAGCAAGCGATGATGCTATTTTTCTATCTAGTTCATACCCCTCTCCTTCAGTAATACCTTACGAACTATGTCCTACCTCTTTATCACCTCAGTTTACTTGTTATGATCCTCAAGGAGAATGGTCTAATAACCATTATAACATGTCTGATATAGGAAAGTATGAGTTTGAAGTAAATTATCTTTTCTTTAATCCTTTTAACTTTGGTCAGACACGAACAAATATTGCATCCTGTACCTTAGGCTTTGAATTAATGGTAGGAACTTATTCTGCTCAATCAGGTACAGTAATAGATTCACAAGAAATATTCGTAGAAAGAAAACCTTTTGACTATGGTTTTCAAAACGCTATACCTGTTCAATTAGGGGCAGAGTTTTTTAATGTTACACCTAATCAGGATGTGTGGGTACAGGTTCGAGTGACTAATCCGGTTAATCTTGAAACTTCAAGAATAATACCAAGATCACAAGGACAATTCTTTTACGTCAAAAGTGCACCAGGTAATATTGAAGGTGTACCTGTACTTATGTCTTTACAGTTTCCTTCTGATTTAAGGTCTATAGATGTAGTTAATGGAATAATTCAACAGTTTAATTTAATATTAATTCCTGATTATGACCGAAAAAATGTAATTGAAGTACAAACATTCGACGACTGGATGTTAAGCGGTAGTAATGTAGATTGGACTGATAAGTTTAATGCTGCAGAAAGAATATCTATTTCTCATACTGTAGATGAAGTACAGAGAGAGGTTGTATATACAAGCGCTAAGGATAGCGATAGATTTTCACAGGTAACAATAAAAAATGAACCGGGTGATCAATACGGTACTTTAAGAGTATTAGCAGATAATAATATATCTCAGGGTACAAGAACAATTACAAATAACTTTGCACCCTTAATACTTGCTTCTTCTTTCTTATATGATAGTGATGATGAGGAGGGCAACCCAACTTATAATGTAGATTTAAATAGTAGATTTGCAGTACCTCATTTATATAAGTTTGAAAATAATAGAATTACTTCGTTTAAATTTAAACCAAGGATAGGTTATAAAGTAAATAATGCTATGCCTTCAGGAAGCTCTTTCTATTTTGGAGTGGCTGGAAGTGCTAATGAATTTTCCGGTTCTTATACTACTATAGGAAATGTTGAACATTTACCTGTAACTGGAAGTGTGACAAAGGATCTATTATACAATAACACTTACGCCTCTTTTACTACTCCGGCTTTAGCAATGAATAGCGGTATAAGTAATTTTGATAATTATTTTAAATTATATACAGATAGTTTATATTGGGAGGATTCGAGAAAAGTAACCATGGATATAAAGTTCAAACCTAAAGAATATACAGATATAAGGTTGAACGATCATGTGTTTATAAAGGATCAGCAGTATAGGATAAATAAAATATCTGGATTTAACGTAAGTAACTCAGATGTGGTAACGGTAGAGTTAATTAAATTATACCCTGCATACTATGGACCTATATTTGATAGAGATGAACTTTGTACCTTTGAAGGGTCGGGTAGTTATATACAAGATGGAGTTTGTGCTATAACACCTCCATCACCTATTCCTACTCCTACCGCACCATTACCTCCAGCACCGGCACCTGTATCATCAATACCACAGTTCTCGTTTGTAGCTGGTAAGCAGCCTGATGCAGAGCGATATGGATTCCATAGAGGGACTTTATTTGGATGTCCGGCTACTATAGGTTATGGTACTACTACTCAAGAAATTCAAGCGCTGCCAGGTACTGATTGTTACAGTTTTAACTGTTTAGGAACAAGCAATGCATTAGTTTCTAAAGGATATGGTATACTTTCAAGGACTGGAGCATCAACTGGACTTGTGCTTAATCAGGTAGAAACTAACCCGAATGATGGTACGGTATTTTTTGCTCTAATGAACATCGATGGTAATAATATAGGAAATCCTATAAAAACAGGTACTATAGTAGGAAACGATGGAAAATCTGCAACCTTCCAAGTTGATTTCTTAATAACACAAGGATATATTGATGATAGTTGTAATGGAGTACCGGTAGATCCTGAGTCTTACGGCTTCGGGGAGATATTAAGTGGAGATTTTGAAGACTTTGTAGTAGGGGTATCATATACAATACAATTTGACTCATGAGTGTAATATTATATATAAGCGGAAGTACTGAGTATGTTGATTTATTTAACATTTATACAGGTAGCCTAGTAACGGGAAGTAATATGATTGCTTCTGGTGTAAGTAGAGCTGATTTAATTGCAGGGTATTGCGTAGATACTCCTTCTTTATTATACACCATAGAGAGTGCTACAACATATTGTACCTCTCTTGTATATGTACAGGTTGATGCATTTGACTGTGCATTAACAGTTTCTGCAAGTAACGCATCCCCGGTACCTACTCCTATACCGGTACCTGTACCTGCACCAACAGCACCAGTACCAGCACCAGTAGCACCAGTACCTATACCAGTTCCTGCTCCGGTAGCACCTATTCCTGTTCCTATACCAGTTCCTGCACCAGTAGCTCCAGTACCAGTACCGGTAGCACCAGTACCCGTACCAGTTCCTGCACCAGTAGTTACTTTACACTCCTTCTACGTGTCTTCTACATCTGATGCTGATCCGTGTAATAATCTGTCAGCTAATACAGTAGTATACTGGGCTGATCCAGATGCTATAACGAGCAATTGTGGTGCTGCACAGTTTATACCACCAAGTGGTACACAATTATACGCGAATTGTGCAGGAACAGTAACGTTCACTGGAGGAGGTAGCGGAGACCACTTAATAGAACAACCGGGGACAGGGGATGACTATTATGGACCAATCACTACAGGAGGTATCATTGGAGCGACTGCAGGATGTTAAAATAAAAAATAAAATATGGCACAAACTATAAAAGTAACGGCGTTAGTAGCGGGAACAGATACTAATGATTTCATAATAAGAGAGTCCAGTATTTCTGGATCAATCGTAGCTTCTGGGGTAACAAGAGCACAGCTGTTGAGTGGGTATGATGTAACAATTGCGGATAATAACGTAACTCAGGTTGTTGTTAGTTCTGGAGGTTTATGTCCTAATACGGTAGCTTCTGCCACTTTCTTTTCTAGTGGTGGCGGTCCAACACCGGTACCAGTGCCAGTACCCGTACCAGTTCCTGCCCCAACTGCAATACCTATTCCTACACCCGTACCACAACCGGTACCTGCTCCGGTAACACCTACGCCTGTACCACAACCCGTACCTGCTCCGGTTGCTCCTACCTTATACTACGTAGCTCGTAGTGCATCACCAGCAGGCTGTGGGGTCTTTCAAGGTAGTTCTTACTGGTGGGCTGACCCGTTAGGGTATTTAACAGGAACACAAGAGGCAAATACGATTGCACCTTCAGGTACACAGGTATATGCAGATTCTAATTATGGCTCTTATTATTCAACAGCTGGAACTTATTCAATAACTCAACCGGGGACGGGGGATGATTATACTCAATATATAAGTAATACAGGAATTGTGGGTACTGATGATAGCTGTTAATAAAAGAAATAAAAGATATGAATTGGGATAACTTAACAGAAGAAGAAAAGATGGTTCAACAACAGCTTTATTTTCTTGGAGTAATGGATGAAAGAGTCGAGCAGTATATAAATAAACTTAACAATAAGTAGTAAAATCTATTTAGTAGTATGGCCACACAGAAGACTTATAAAATTAACATTGATGTAGAAAGTAAAACTCTTGGACAGTTAGAGGATGATCTTTCTAAGATTAATGATGAACTTAAGGATGTAGATAGAAATAGTGAGGCTTTTAAAAACCTTTCTAAACAGGCTCAGGTACTTAACCAAGAGATAGAAAAAACTAATAATCAGATAGAGGGTTTTACTTTAGATAAAAAACTTGAAGCTGCTGATGGTGCAGCTAAAATATTTGCAGGTAGTTTGTCTGCTGCAGTAGGAACTCTAGGAGCATTAGGAGTAGAGTCAGAAGTATTCGGAGAATTTGAAGAAAAAGCTGCATCTGCAATAGCAGTAGGTCTAGGTATAAAAGACGTCTCAGAAGGGTTCGGACAATTTACAAAAGTAATGAAGTCTTCTGGTATAGCTGCAAAGTTATTCGGTAGCACAACTAAGAAGGCACTTATAGCTACAGGAGTAGGTGCATTTATAGTAGCTTTAGGTACAGTGGTAGCTTACTGGGATGATATAACTAAAGCAGTTAAAAGATTTGCTAATAATGTACCTTTTGTAGGTAAAGCTATAGAGGCAGTAAAAGATACGTTTGATAGTTTATTTGATGCTGCAAGACCGGTACTAGAGTTTCTAGGTATTTTACCGGATGAAGCAGAAAGGGCACAGATAGCAATACAAGAGACTGCAGAAGCTGCTACTACAGAGTTAACTAGAGAGATAGCAATAGCTCAAGCAGCAGGAGCGTCAGCTCAAGCACTATACTTACTTAGAAAACAGTTAATCGAGCAAGAGTTAACAGCATTAAGAGCTGCAGGGGCAGAGAAAGAAGAGATATATGCTAAGGAAACTGAGTTACTTACATTACAGGCAGCAGAAAAGAAAAGAATAGCAGACGAAGAGAAGGCTGCAGCAATTGAGGCAGAAGCAGAGGCTAAAGAAAAGAGAGAAGAAGAGATGGGAGAGTTTGAATCAGTTAGTGAAAAGCTTTCTGGATTAATACAAACTCAAGGATTAGCAGCAATGGGTGGTAAATCAGCCTATGATCAGTTAAAAGATTCAGTAAAAGGTATAGTTCCTTCTATGAATGCAGCTGATAAAGCTACTCAAAAACAAACAGATGCTTTAAAAGATCAGCAATTTCAACAGGAAGAGAATAGAAGAGGTATGGCTGCTACCGGTGCTGCTTTAGGTCAGTTAGGGGCAGTGTTAGATCAAGAGTCAACTGCTGCTAAAGGGTTAGCAATAAGTTCAGCAATAATAAATACTTACTTAGGAGTAACTGAAGCATTAAGACAACCGTCTACCTTACTATCACCTTTCGATGTAATAACAAAAATAGCAAACGTAGCTACAATACTTGCAACTGGATTTAAGACGGTTAGTGCTATAAAATCTACTCCCTCAAAGAGTGGTGGTGGTGCTGCTCCTGCAGGTATATCCTCAGGTGGTGGAAGTAGAGGTGTAGCTCTTGCAGCTCCTCAAGAATTACCGCAATTTGATGCACCACAAACCTTTAATAATACAGCACCTACAGTTAAGGCTTATGTAGTTTCAGGTGATGTAAGAAGGGGAGAAGAGGTAGATGCTAAAATACAAAGAAGAAGAACAATAGATTAAACTATAATTGATGAAAATAATCGAGTTAATAATTGACGAATTAGATAGAATCTCAGGGTTTGATGCAGTAGCATTAGTAGAAGAACCAGCTATAGAAGCTGATTTCTTTGCATTTAAAAGCGAAGATATAGAGGATCTTATAACTTTAGAGCTAATAAAGTTGGGTATGAAAGAACATTTCGATGAAACTGAAGATCCAGGAGAGATGGTCATATATGATTACCAAACAAGACACTACGATATGTGCCCAGGAGCTACTTCTTTATATGAAGCTATTTTAAGAGGCGATCATGGTGACGTAGATAAAGATTTAGTTCTCAGGGCAGCTAAACTACAGGATAGTTTGTTCTATCTTGAAAAACATGTATTGGATATGGGTTCAGCAACAGAAGAAGACGTTCTCTCTGCACGTAACTTAGCCGATGAGATATATGTACTTGCCGATATGATGAACCTACGAGAGCAACACTCTTATATAGAGAG